AAGCAATTAAATTCTATTGATGTACAAGGTGGTGTTACGTGTTTTTCTGAGTTCTTTCAAAAATTTGAACGTGTAAAAGACGTAACAAGGATTTTGCCACAGTTTAAATATCGACCAAGTGATGCGCCAGATTTTATTATTTGGTGCTATATAAACTATTGTCGTAGGTTGGAGGGAAAACCAGAAGTCCCATATGAGGATGTTTACAAATTCTATGATGAAAAGGTAGCCGAGTATGTTAAGCAATATGGTGATCCGAACCATATTTTTACTGATGATCCAACACTAACTAATCGTGAAAAAATTAAGGAGTTTATTGAGTTGCCGCCAGATTATTATAGCGACAATGATGATCAAATCGAATTATGACATTAGAAGAAATTAAAAAATGTGATGATTTTGCAAGTTGGTGGATGTGGTATCCGGACTTGGCATTAGATTTGATGGCTCCCGCAGAGGGAAGTATTAAATTACATTTAGATCAGCGAGTTTTTATGAGGGCTGGCGCACGATTTTTTAGTGAACATGGTTGTTTTAATCGAGGCTATGGAAAGACGTTTTTAGAATTTGCAACGATGGTCGTAGTTGCAATTCGTTATCCTAATATTGAACTGTCTTTAACAGCACAAACAAAAGAGAACGCTGCCGCATTGTTGAAAGATAAGTATACGGAGTTAATTCGTTATTACCCAATGCTGGAAAATGAAATAAAGAAGTCCAGCTTTATTAAAGGTGACGCTCTGATCGTTTTTAAGAACGGTGCAAGAATTGATGCTTTAGCTAACGCACAAACCAGCAAAGGCCAGCGTAGAAAGCGTATTAGCATCGAAGAATCTAACTTGATGGATAATGTTATTTTTGAAGATGCTCTTGAACCTGTTGTTGAAGTTGGTCGTACTACTTGCGGTAAATTAGCAATCGTCAATCCAGAGGAAATGAATCAGCAGATTAATTTTTATACTACTCCCGGATTTAGGGGTTCAGATGAATTTAACCGAAACCTTGCAATGTTCCACGATATGCGGGATATAAAGGGTAAAATTGTATTAGGTTCAAACTGGATGCTTGGTTGTTGGTATGGTCGTGGTTCAAGTAAAAGAACTATTTTAGAGAAAAAGAAAAATATGTCCTCTATTGCTTTTGATATGAACTACGGTGGGAATTGGGTAGGTAGTTCAACAGGTGCATTGGTAAATATCAACCGTTTTATGAATTGTCGGACTCTTACAGAGCCAATATTAAGCAGCACAAGTGATGACGATGAGTTCTATTTGGCAATGGACGTTGCACGTTCTCAGAACAAGAATAATAACCAGTCATCTATTGCAGTTGGTAAGGTTATAAGAAACTCTGATGGTAAAATTACGGAGATTCAGTTAGCAAATATCATTCATGTTTCAAATATGCTGAACTTTGGAACTCAGGCTTGTATTGTCAAGCGTGTCCGAAAGAGATATAACGCCAAGATTGCTGTTGTCGATGGCAATGGCTTGGGAACTGGATTGATTGATAAACTGATGGAAGAAACATACGATCCTTTAACTGGAGAAACATATCCAGCTTGGGACACGATCAATACTGATGCTGTTCCTGATGCAAAGAAAGCCGATAAATGCCTTTATGATCTCAAGGCTCAGTCTTGCCAAACAATGATTTTGACAAATTTCATTGATATGATTGATTCTGGCATATTGAGATTTTTAGAGAGTAAAAATGGCGGCGACTATGCTATTAAGGATAATGATGATTTAAATTCAAAAGTTATGCCTTTTGTACAGGAGGAATTGTTCTTCCAAGAGGTTGGTAATTTAAAACTTCTTCAGAGTGGTAAGAATCTGTCCGTTGAGAAAGTTGTAAGTAAGTTTGATAAAGACCGTTTCTCTGCGGTTGCTTATTTGCTTTACTATATTGTAAAAGTAGATGATAGTGGAAGTAAATCAAATGTTGACATTAAATCATTTGCCGAACGGTTAAAAGCGTTGAATCGTAGGCCAAGAATGTATTAAGAAAGGACGGTGATATAATGCCAGTAACAAAAGTAATTTACTCAAGTTTGGATTATGACAAAGATGTAAAACGTTTTGAGGAAACCGAAAATGGCAAAAGCCGTCTTGACTTAGCGGGATTCAAACGATTGATGATTCATGATTTGTGTACAAATACTGATGTTCTGAAGTCTCATAAAATTAAAGGCTATTCTTTAGAACGAATTGCTGATGCGCTTGAAAATCCAACAAGCAATCCTATGATGTTAATTGAGATAAGCCATTATCTCATGTATACTTCACAATTCTATATGCGTTTGAATAACTATTTTGGGAAAATGGGACTGTTTAATTACAATATTGATGTGTATGACGTTAAAGAGAGCGAATTGGATAGTGAAGAAAAGCAAATGAAATTGAGGGACGCATATGCAAATGTGTGTTCTGAATTTGAAAAGATGGGTTTCAAACATGAAATGTTAAAAATCATGAGTGTTCTACCCATGCAGGATGTATTTTATGGATTGATTTTTGAAGATAGTTCATACTTTTTTGTTTTGTCAATCAATCCGTCTATTTGCAAGATTTGTCAGGTACAAGATGGCGTGTTTAATTTCAAGATACAATTAAGCGGAATTAACCCGTTGCATATTGGTTCATATCCTGATTATGTCAAACAGGCATATTTAGATTATCGGAATGGAGATTCTTATTTTGATGGATGGTTTGTCCCACCAGCAGATAAGCAGATGTGTTTTAAGTTTAATGAAAACTCTATTACTCCGATGCCATTTTTGCTTGGACTTATTAAGGATATTTTGGACTTAGATACATACAAGAAATTGAAATTGCAGAAAGCAAGGGTTGATAATTATAAGGCTATTGTTATTGAAATCCCTATTGATGAGGATGCTGTAGACAAACCGTTGCTTACAGATGAAACTTTGGCTGTATTTGCAGAAATGAACAAAGAAAATATGCCAGAAGATGTTGGATTGATTCATGCTCCCGGAAAGGCCACAGCAGTTAGCTTTAAGGACAATGCGAATACTGCGAATAATCTGAGTGATGCTATTACTAATTTATATGATAATGCTGGTGTCACAAAAGAGTTGTTCAATAGCGGATCATCTGCGACGGCAATGAAAATGTCGATTGAGAATGATGCCGCTTTTATTTATGGCTTTTATCGGCAAGTAGAACGTGTATTTACACGGTTCATTAAACTGCGTAAGTTCAATAAGCCACAATTTAAATTTGCATTGAGAATACAAGATTCTACTGTTTTTAATCGAAATGATGTGGCTGATGCTATGCTGAAAGCGGCTCAAAATGGAGAGCCGTTTAAGATTGATTATGGTGTTGCTCTTGGTAAAAGTCCGAGTAGAATTATTGGTTCACTCTTATTAGAAAATACTGTACTCAAGTTGCATGAGAAATTTGTACCATTGCAAACTTCTTATACTGCTACTGGAGATGAAATTACAGGTCGCCCTACAAATGAGAGTAAGGGGCAGGATATTGATGAGAGTGGTGAAATTACAAGAGATAATGAGACAAATCTTAATCGTTAATACCGTCCATTGGGCGTTATTAAAATATAAAGAAAGGCGGTGATGGGGAAAGTGGGTCATGAACGAAATAGGTTGCCAGTGTCGTTTACGATCAATAGCTGTGTGGATACTGAAGATTCTCGTTTTCTTGCCATAACGATTGATGTATTACACACAGGATTGAATTTTAATGGCAGTATTTTTGACAAAGAAGTGGTTGATGCAAATGCCGATAGCATCATGAATACTCCAGTGTTGGGGTATATCGCTCTGAATCCAGACGGAGAGTTAGACTTTCAGGGTCATGAGTATAAAGCCGTTAAGAGTAATGATGGTACAGATTATGTATATGCTGGTTCTGCCTATGGTGTAATTCCAGAGTCATGTAACTATCGTTGGATTGAAAAAGTTTGTTCCGATGGAATTTGCCGTGAGTTCTTTCAAGTTGATGCCCTATTGTGGACTAAATTTGATGATGCAATTACAATTTTTAATCGTGATGGCGGTAAGCCTCAGAGTATGGAACTTGAACTTTCTTCAATCACTGGCGAGGAAAACGATGATGGGACATTTACATTCACTGGCTTTAAGTTTGATGGATGTTGCCTGTTATCTTCAACAGATGATCGTATTCAGCCAGCAATGATTGATAGCAAGGCTGTTCCAAAGGAATTTACAGCGCATACTATCGCACAAGAGATTAAGGATAAGCTGACTGAGTATAGCATGACTGTTGAAAAGTTAAATGAAAATAGTGAAAAGGAGGCTGGAGAAATGCCTAAAATTCCTGATACAAATTTCACTTTGAATTTAATGGAGCAGATTGATGAGATTTATGCTGTGCTGGGCGAGAAGAAATATCGTGACAGTTGGGGTTATGAATGTTCTCAATATTGCTTTGTTGATGTTCAGAGTGATGAGATTATTGTGATGGATCGTGCTGACCATTATAGATTGTATGGTATGAAGTACACTATGGATGGCGACAAGATTACTATTGATTTTGCGTCTGCTTGTCGTAAAAAGACTACTTATTCTGATTTCGAGGAAGGCGCAGAAGATGCGGAGCAGTTTGTGTTTGAAAAAGCAATGTCCGATTTTGCTACATATATGTCTGCACAGATTGATGCTGCAAATGAAAGTAAAGATACTGCCGAGGCTAATTATAGTCAGGTTAAGAATGACTATGATGAGATGAAACCTAAGTATGATGCTTATGTTAAGGCAGAGGCCGAGCGTGAGAAGGCTGCTGTGGATGCCGCAAAGGATGCAGAGTTTAAGCAGTTTGATCAGCATTTAAGTGATGTTGCTGAATACACCACACTCAAAGAAAAGCGGGATGAGAATTCTTTGGAGGAAATTCAGGCTCAGTGTGCCGTGATGTTTACAAAGA